GAGCGCCGTGAAGATGAAATGATTGTCGTTGAATCGCCTTTAGATGTGGCTCGCCTTGTTTCTTTGGGAATCTTTGGTGGAGTAGCCGTCTGTGGTTCCGCAGTTTCTCCAGCGCAGATTAACCTCATCCGATCAGCTAAACGCATCATTATTGCTATGGATAACGATAAGGCTGGCATATCATCTTCAATGGAGATTTTGCAAGCCTCTAAAGATATGCGATTTGAGTGCTGGTTCTTTAACTACGATGAGACAGACCAAAAGGATATTGGCGGAATGAGCAAGGCTGAGATACTGTACGGCTTAAATAACGCTCGTCATTCAATACATGGAAAGAAGGCTGTTTTATGATTATCGGTCTGTCAGGGTATGCACGCAGTGGCAAAGATACTGTTGCAGGAATGTTGATTGGTTTACACGGTTACGATAATCGCGCTTTTGCAGATGGTGTACGACAGTTTCTTGTCCACTTAAATCCAATTCTTGAAGATGGTCACAGATTAAATGAAGTAATTAGGGATTATGGTTGGGAGTACACAAAAGGCCGTACAGAGGTTCGTCGGTTACTTCAAGAGCTTGGTCTAGGTGTACGAGATTTTTTTGGTACAACCTGTTGGATAGATCGTGCCATGATTGGTGTTAAGGCTGGAGATAAGATCGTCTTTACTGATGTTCGTTTTCCTAATGAAGCAGAGAAGATTAAGTCTTTAGGTGGAGAAATTTGGCGCATTCAACGTCCTGGAGTTGCTCCTATCAATAACCACCCTTCAGAGTCTTCTATGGACGATTGGCAATTTGATAAGATGATTATTAATAGTGCTGGCATGGAAGGTCTTAAGCAACAGATTGCGGCTAACTTAGCATGACCTTTACAGGCACCCTTTTACCTTACCAACCCGAAGCGGTTAACCGTATGTGCGATCGTCAGAAGATGCTCGTTGCCTACGACCTTGGTTTGGGTAAAACCGTGCTGACTATTGCCGCCATAGAACGCCTCATGGATTCACGTTCCATAAGCGAGCCAGGTTTGGTAATCTGTTTATCCTCACTTAAATACCAGTGGGCTAATCAGATTGAGAAATTTACAGATGGTACTTCACGTGCTCTGGTCATTGATGGAACCAAAGCTAAAAGAGAAGAGCAATACGCAATTGCCAACGACTGGAAAAACTCCAGAGTCGACTACATCATTCTTAACTATGAGCAGGTCGTTAATGACTGGGAATTCGTCAAAGACCTCCCAAGAGGATTTGTAGTATTAGACGAAGCGACGGCTATTAAGTCATTTCGTTCCAAGCGTTCTAAGTACACAAAAAGGCTTTCTGGAGCCCCTTATAAGTTTGCCCTTACAGGAACCCCTATTGAGAACGGTAAACCTGAAGAACTCTTTAGCATTATGCAGTTTGTAGACTCTAAAGTTCTCGGTGACTTTAAGTGGTTCGATCAAACATACATCATTAGAAATAGCTGGGGTGCAGTTACAAGTTACCGCAACCTTGAGATACTGCATCAAAAGATGAAACAAGCTTCAGTTCGTAAAGCGCAAAAAGATCCTGATGTAGCCCCATATCTACCAGAGGCTATTCATAAAGATCCCATCAAGGTTGTCTTCGATCGAAAGTCCTCTAAGCTTTACGAAAAGATTAAGAAGGATTTGCTTTCAGATCTAGAAGAAGCACAAGACCTTTTTGGTGGTTCCTTTAATATTTTGGCGCACTATGGCGTTGAGTCCACTCACGGTGGTCCAGAGGATATGTGGCGTGGAAAGATTATGTCTAAGGTAGGGGCATTAAAGATGCTCTGCTCCCATCCAGATCTTTTACGAACCAGTTCAGAGAAGTATGTTTCTACTGACAATGAAGGTTCACAGTACGTCCACCAGCTAGTAAAAGAGGGGCATTTAGAGGGCATTACTACCTCTAATAAACTTAATTATCTTGTGAGTTATGTTCAAGAGTTCTTAGAGCAAGATGAGATTAACAAGGTAGTTATCTTTGCTACTTATGTAGATATGCTAGATAAAATTGCTGAAGCACTTGGCCCAGACCAATGTCGTCTTTATTCAGGTAAGTTAGACGCTAAAACAAAAGAGGAGAACAAAGTTGCCTTTAACAACGATCCTAACATTCGTGTTCTTATTAGTTCTGACGCTGGTGGCTACGGTGTGGATTTGCCGTCAGGGAATCTCCTTATTAACTACGATTTACCATGGTCTTCAGGAGCAGCAACGCAAAGAAACGGGCGCATCATCCGCGCATCATCTAGATTTCAGTCCGCCGTTATACAAGACATACTTATCGGAGGATCAATCGAAGAACGACAATACGAATCCCTCCAACAAAAATCCTCAGTAGCTAACGCCATTATTGATGGTGAAGGGATAGACGAAAAAGGGGGAGTACCTTTAAGCGTAGGCAGTTTAAAGGAATTTTTAACCTTAGCTTCCGTATAACAAGCAAAAAATACTGGGTAATTAACGAACAATAAGTAGTTAATTGCATATCCGACAGATTTTTACGCTTGTTATACGGTATTATTTAAGAATGTCTACACCAGCAAAGACCCCCACACGCACTATTCGCGTGCCTGATGACCTCTGGAAGGCTGTGCAGAAGAAGGCAGCAGCTGAAAAGGTAACAGTTACAAGCATCATTATTGCGGCTCTTGAAGCCTATCTTGACAAGAAGTAACCCTCCCTACTAATCTCTTCCCTAGAACAAAGGGGAATCATGGAACTACAAGACGTAGAAAAACTTGCTCAACAATATATGGCTGTTAAAGCCGAAGCAGACTTTATTACTGAGCGACAAAACGAGCTTAAAGCTCGTCTTAAAGATGCAGTAGAAAAGCTTGGTGAAGTTACCGCTAAAGGTCATAAGTACCTAGAGTTTGGCGACATTAAACTTACAAACCAACGTAAAGAATCAACGCCACTTGATGTAGACGTTGCCACAGAAATTCTAAATAAACACGGCATTTATAAAGAGTGTGTTGAGACTATTGAGCGCTTAGATCAGAACGCTATTTTGGTTGCTTATCAGAAGGACTTACTTACAGCAGAAGAGCTTGAGTTAATGTTCCCTAAAAAAGTATCATATGCGTTTTTGGTGCAGTAATGGCTGATGACATTATTGACTCCGTTATTGCGGACTTAGAAAACTTTTACCCAGGAAGTAAAAGAAAACGTCGGATAGTTGAAGAACCTAAGCCTAAAGAGGAAACCTCTTGGGATTTGCACCCTCATATAAAGCCTCTTCCTAATGGCAAGGACATTGAGCTGTTTACTGCAGGGGCGCTTGCTCAGGCTCTAAATCGCCCCTTCATCACCATTAGGACATGGAACCAAAAAGGTTACTTACCTTCACCGCCCTATAGACTTCCCACTAAGAAGAACAAAAACGGAGAAGACCACAAGGGTCGCCGTCTCTATAGCCGAGCAATGATTGAGGCAGCTATTGCCCTTTTTGCTCAATTTGAAGTTCTCCACGTCAACCGTATAGACTGGAGTACGAACCGACAACTCACCGTTGAGCTTGCCGAGGCTTGGACCAAAATCCAAGCAGAAGAAACAAAACCAACTAACTAAGGATAAATAACAATGGCAGTACAACCAATAGACTTCATCCCACCAGTGGATGAATTTGCAACAGAAAACATCCAGAGCGATATTGAAGATCGCCCAGCGTCATCCCTCCCTCCAATTAAGAGTGGCTGGGCTGCTGCTGCAGAAATCGACGCACCTAAGCAGTTCACCAAAGACCTCGTAGTCTCTGAAGAACCTCAGCTCGTCAAGTTCCTCGATCCAGACGGACCTTATGCAACATACAAGGCTCACTGGCTTGATGAAAAGAAGGAAGGACAGAAGTCCTTTGTGTGCCTCGAAAAGGGTTGCCCAATTTGTTTGAAGCTTCCTGACAACTATCCATCAAAGCGTCGTGCGTTCTCTGTTGCTGTTATCAGCCCAGATGGAACAGCGACACTTACTCGGCTAAATGCCGCTCCAACATTATTCAAGCAGTTGCATGCTGCAGAGTCATCCATTGCAGGGCCTCTTTCCAAGAATTATTGGTCGTTGTCCCGCCGTGGCGCAATGCAGGCGGTCGTGTTTACTGTTACCCCAGTTAAGGGTCGTGATCTTATGGAAGATTACGGAATTGATGAAGCAAAGGTCGATGCGCAAATTGCAGAGATGAATCCTTTTGATCCTTCAGACATCCGTCGTCTTTCCGTAGATGAGCTAACAGAGATTGTTAACGCTCTTATCTAAATAACGAGATGTGAAGTGGCTAGGCGTTATTACCCCTTTCGCCTAGCCCCTTCGCCTTTAAGGGGGATATATGAATATTATTACGACTAAAGAACAACTTGATGAATTAGTTGCCTATTACTTAAAGCAAGATGCTTTTGCATATGACCTTGAAACAGTGGGTCCACAACGTGGCGTTACCGTTGTTAATGAAGTGCTTTGGATTTCTATGGCTACCCACGGACGTGGCGATGTCATTCCTCTTGGTCACCCAAACGGTGATTTCTTAGAACTTATTAGACCACTTAAAGCCACTGGAGAGCGACGTAAAGAAGCTGGTTTGCCACTTCGTGAACAGGATTACTCCACAGACGATAAGAAGGCCACAACAGTATTTGGACCGCCTCCTGAGCAGTTATTGCCAGCAGAAGTATTTGCTGCACTAAAGCCATTGATGTTTGGTGATAATCGCACTTTGGTTGGTCACAACCTTATCTTTGACTTAACCTCTATTGCTAAGTACTACGAGAACCAGTTCCCTATTGGGCCTTATTTTGACACGATGATTGCTTCATTTTTGTACGATAACAAGAATAAGAATAAGTGCGGTCTTGATGACTGTTTAGCGCGTGAGTTTGGCTATCACATGGTCAAAGGTGTTGGTAAAGAGGTTGAGAAGTATGATTTCGGTACCGTTGCTAAATACGCTTATCTTGACGCTAAGTACACGTTTATGCTTTATAAGAGCGTCTTGCAAAAGAAGCTCGAAGAGGGCAACCTTGTCAATGTTATGAACTTGGAGATGGGTGTTCTTAAGGTGCTGTGCCATATGAAATTGTCTGGCGCCCCTATCGACACAGAACAGTTATTTGACCTGCATGCTCAACTTGAGATTGATATTGAAAAGGCTAGGTCAGAAATCTACCGTATTGCTGGCAAGGTATTTAATATTAACTCTAACCCTGAAAAGCAAGCCATGCTCTACGGCAAGAAGGAGAACGGCGGTCAAGGGCTAAAGCCAAAGGTGTTGACCCTTAAGGGCAAGACCAAGCAATCAGAGGGGATAGAGCTTGATGCCTCTGACTACTCAGTGTCATCAGAAGCCCTAGAACTTTATAGAGAATCCAATGAACTTGCCGCTGCAATCCTGACCTATGCCGACCTTAATAAGTTGCTTAGCACCTACGTTATTCCGTATTTGGGCGGCGATGTTACTCGTACTGTAAGCGGTAAATCTAAGACCGAATACAAGGAAAGCTTGCTTATTGACGGCAAGATCCACTGTGACTTTATTCAACATGGCGCTGAGACTGGTCGCTTCTCTAGCCGTAACCCAAACCTGCAAAATGTTCCTGCACCGCACACCTCACACGGCAAAGCCATTCGTAATCTATTTTTTGCGCCTGATGGTTATAAATTAGTTGTAGCTGATTACTCACAGATTGAGCCTAGAGTTATCGCCTCTATGTCTAAAGACCCGATTATGATGAAGAACTACCTTGAGGGTGGGGACATCTACACCACTATTGGTGACACTATGGGAGTAGACCGCAAGGCTGGAAAGGTCCTTGTTCTGTCTATTGCTTATGGCGTAGGCCCTGACAAGATTGCTAAGCAGATAGGCTGTACTTTAACCGAGGCTAAGACCTTGTTAGACGACTTCAGCAAGAAGTTTAACTCCATTAATAAGTATCGCCTTATGGTGGTTAATAGCACCCGTCAGAAGGGCTATGTGACCACAGTATTGGGTCGCCGCAGGTATTTGCCAGAGATCAACTCAAAGAATTTTGGAGACAAGGCTGGAGCTGAAAGGCAGGCCTTCAACACGCGAATCCAAGGCTCAGCAGCCGACATTATGAAACTTGCTATGATTAGAGCCCAGGACATGATCCCTAAAGAGGCTAAGCTTCTCCTAACGGTTCACGATGAGTTGGTTACTCTTACCCCTGATAACAAGGCTGAGGAGACCGCAGAAGCGATTCGTGAGGCTATGGAAGGCATTAAGCTTCTTGATGTGCCATTACTGGCAGACGTTAAGACTGTACAGAGATGGGGTCAAGCTAAGTGAGTTGGTTTAGACGCTTTAGGGATGAAGAGCCCAAGCATCAAGAAATCCCATTTAGCACAATAACCCGTTGGTCTTTATACGATCTTGCCCTAGATAACCCTAATAAAGTTGCTGTTGACCTAGGCCTTAACCCAGTTAGCGATGAAGGGCATGAAAAAGAACGTGAGGATAGTGACGCACGCCTTGAACAAATACAGCCACTTTTACCTTATATTGAAGTTACTGCAGAGCTAACCGCTCGAATCTTGTCTAGCGTACAGCTAGCAGAGATAGAGGATATGGAGGCTTCGGTCGACCTCAACCAGGAAGACATCGAAATAATGATCGCTTTTTTTAAATCTGTCGCTCTTTCGTCTCTTATTGTGGCGTTTTCATCCGCTATAGAACTTGATATGATTCACTCTAACATACATACGGAGGATTACGATGAGTAATTGGTGGGCAAATAAAGTAAACCAGCAAGCTCCAACACCACAACCACAACAACTTCCACAGGCTCAACCCGCGCCTAGGCAGTACCAACAACCAACTCAACCAACTAATTATCCACCAGTACAACAGCAGGTTCCTATGGGTGAACGTTGCCCTGGTTGTGGTAGCGGTAATTACGGTGGTGCAACAGCAGAATCTCGTAAGCGCTGTTACGATTGCGGATACCCAATCCAACAGTCAGGAACAGGCGTTGGTAAAGGAGTTGTAGGAGGACAAGCAAGTGGTGGTCCAGCAACCCCATCACGCCAGGTAGCAACAGGTGGATATAACCCGCAAACAATCATTGGACACATTTAATGGCATTAGCAAACGCAGAACTACTTAAAGTAATTAATAAGCTTAATAAAAAGTTTGGTGAAGACACGATTATTCGTGGTGAAGATATTATTGACGATCACGGACGTATGACTACTGGCTCGTTATCTTTTGACGTTGCACTTGGTGGTGGGTGGCCTGTCAATCAATGGCATGAGCTTATTGGTGAAGAGTCAAATGGTAAAACTGCCGTTGCACTTAAAACCGTTGCAGCTAACCAAGAACGTGATCCAGAGTTCACAACTGTATGGGTTGCAGCAGAAGAATGGGTTCCATCTTATGCAGAAATGTGTGGCGTAGATCTGTCACGCGTTTATGTTATTTCTACTAACGTTATGGAGGAGGCTTATGAAGCCGTCATCGAGATTGTTGAAAGTAAGTCCGTGGATTGCGTTGTTATTGATAGCCTTCCTGCCCTCATTCCTAGCGCGGAGGATGACAAAGAAATGGATGAAGCAACCGTAGGACGCGGTGCGCTTTTAACCAACAAGTTCTTTCGTAAGATTGGTAAAGCATCTAAGCGCTCCCTTACTGAAAATGAACGCCCATTTATTGGCATTATGATTAACCAATGGCGTGACCGTGTAGGAGTTATGTATGGCGATCCACGCACCACACCAGGTGGCAAGGGTAAGAACTATGCTTACTTCACCCGCGTAGAGGTCAAGCGAGATGATTGGATCGATGCAGGCACAGGTCAAGAAAAGTACCGTGTAGGTCAGACAATCAAGGTCAAGACCATCAAGAACAAGTCTGCCCCACCATCTCAGACCGCTTTTATGGACTTCTACTTTGGTACTGGCGGAATCGTAGACCGTGGTCAGTATGACTTTGCCAAGGAAATTGTGGCTATGGGCATCATTAACAAGGTCATCACCCGAGCAGGTGCTTACTATCGATACACCATCGATGGAGAACAGCGCCAGTGGCAAGGTGCTGATGCCCTTCTAGTATCCATCCGTGAGGAAATTGACCTTAAGGAAGCCCTAGAAAAGGATGTCTTAGACTCAATTAAATCGGGCTCTAAGTTTGTAGCCGAAGATTCTGATGAAGAGTGAAGGACAAAAACAAAGTCGTAAGCACGAAGACCGCCTAGCTAAAAAGCTGGGCGGTAAGCGTACTGCTGCCAGCGGTGCTTTTTGGAATAGAAAAGGCGACGTAAGAACCACAGATTGGTTGGTAGAACATAAATGGACTGGCAAAGCTTCGTTCAGTATTAAGGCTTCTATCCTAGAGAAGATAGTAAACGAGGCTGTTTTAGATAGCCGTATGCCAGTACTAGGCATTAGCCTCAACGGTGAGAACTACTGTATCGTTCTTGAGGATGACCTTATAGAAATGCGGGATACGATTCGGGAGCTTAAAGAGACTTTGTGATAGACTTGTAGCCTCTGGGAGGGGATATTGCCCCCGTCTATTTCCCAGGAGCATACTTGTACGAAGATGTAGGACACAACGAAGGTTGGCGTCATAAGGCTAAGTGCCGTGGAATGAACACGGAGTTTTGGTATCCACCACGTGATAAGTCAAAATATAAATCTATTGCCGATAAATCTAAAGCCGTGTGCTTTGGTAAAGATGGCGCTCCTGCATGCCCTGTTCGTTTGCAATGCCTACTGTACTCAGATAAGATGGATGAACAGCACGGCATTTGGGGTGGCCTAAGTCATCGTGAACGTAATGCTCTTAAAAGAAAAGCTGCTAAAGTTGGGCTTACGTTAGAGGAGTGGGTTACAGAACATGGCATTAAAGGGAGAAAAGCCTAGTGGCAATCTTAAAAAGTTTCTTGATGCGGGTAAGAATGACTCTAGAGTTCTTAAAGCAGTGGAAAGATACGTATTAACAAAGCCTGCTGATACTTCGCGTTCTTCAACAGTTTTGCACCCATCTGCAATGGTTAAAGATGATTGGTGCCACCGTAGTTCTTACTTCCAGCTTTTAGGTTTTCCACCACCGCCTAGCAAATACAAAGCCAGCCTTAGTCAAAAGCGCGTGTTTCAAGTAGGACACGATATCCATGCTGGTTGGCAGAACTTATTCAAAGAAATGGGTAACCTATGGGGTAAGTGGAAGTGCAATGAGTGTGGCGATATTTTTATGGGAACACCAAAAGAACACGACCCAGACATTGATATTAAGTATTACGATTATTTAGAAGTACCGTTAGTTTATGAACCACTTCGTATCCACGGTCATGCAGATGGTATTTTGCTTGGTCTTGGTGAGCCACTAATGCTTGAGATTAAGTCTATCGGTGCAGGAACATTTAGGTTTGAAGCGCCTCAAATGACCGCCAAATACGATGGCAATTTAGACAAAATGTGGGATAACTTAACCGCGCCTTTTATGACCCACATTATGCAGGCTGGTTTGTATATGAAATTGGCAGAGCTGGCTAACCTTGAATACCAACCACAGGAGGCGGTATTCATCTACGAAAATAAAGCAAACCAACAGAGCAAAGAGTTTATAGTTGCTAAGAGTAATTTTGGCCTTATGGAGATTTTGGATGCTGCAGCAATGATTGTAGAATCTGTAGAGAAGAAGACACCACCAGCTTGTAATATCAACGCTAATACTGGCTGCTACCAATGTAAGGGGTACGACAATGCTTGAACTTAAAGTAATCGGCTACAGTGAAGAGGTAATAGATCTGTTGAACGCACAAGGCTTAAAGATCGCACGTAGTTTGGATATGGAATTACCTGATATTCCAGAGGACATTACTGCCATTGATGCTGCAGAGTTAATGCTTCTTGCAGCCCATTACATTGAGTATCGCGCATTTTTAGAGACTCAGGTAGCTGTGGCTAAGAACGCAGAAACTGAAGCAGAGACGTACTACGAACAGGTAGTAAACCGTAAAACCCTTCAGCTAAGCACTGGTAAGAGCACAGAAAAAGCCACTATCCTTAAAGCAGCTGTGGCTATTGATCCTGAAGTAGAAGAGCTTCATAAGGTATTTCTACAGACGCATATGTACCGCACTACCCTTGAGTCTTACCTTGGCAAGATTGACGCTTACCACTGGCTTATCAACAACGAAGTAAAGCGTCGTAGCGGTTACACCGCAGTTAATCGGTACACCGCATAATGCCTAGCCAATCAAGAAAGCACCGTGGGTACCGTTCCCAAAAAGTGGTGGCTATGTATTTGGCTGAAAATGGATTTCCGTATGCTGAGAGCACTGGCGCTGGTCGAAGTGGCTCAGACATTACAGGTACAGTAGGTATTGACTGGGAGATCAAGGCTCGTAAAGACTTTTCCCCTAGTACTACCATCAAACAGCTTAAAGATCGTCACAATGGCAAAGACCTTCCTTTAGCAGTTTTGCGCCTTAATGGGCAGGGCGAAGCCAGCATTACTGAGTGGGTTGGTATTATTCGGTTAGAAGATTTAGTTAAGTTATTGCGTGAAGCAGGATATGGAGAGCCAATTGCCGACGTATGATTTTGCCTGCATTACATGTGACATTCAAGTTGAGCGCTATTTTACTTTTAATGATGAGCACCGAGTAGAGTGCGAAAAATGTGGAAGCGCTATGGTAAAGGTTATCGCAGCGACACCAGCCCACTTTAGAGGTGGAGGATGGGGAGGACAATGAGCGGTTTTCAGATTAATGATGAGGTTTGGGCATCCCAACTTCAACATGGGTTAGACGAGTACATGATGCGATTAGCAGATAGCGTTGATGAAGACTCTGATGTAGAAACACTAACAGGACAACCATATTGCGGTTGCAGTGACTGCTTCTGGCGTGAGATTTTGGCTTACGCAACCCCAATCCTTTTACAGGGTCAGCTAGATAAAAAGATTGAATTGGCATAGTGCCACTAGATCTACGAGATAAAGACAACCCATTAGAGGTTTGCTCATGTGGCTCCCTGTTATGGACTGTCCAAGCCATGTTTGAA